CATAAGTGGTGGGCTTCTGTGGAGCCTTCCTTTGCGGCTGTATGTTCTGGTCATTGCCGCCGCCTTGGTCAGGGTTTTTATTTTTATTGCGATTACGTTTTTGATTGTTGTTCGATGGTGAGTTACCGCCGCCGCTACTACTGCCCATTTTATTCTCCTATACGACTACGCCGACTAACTTGTCGCCTAGACCGCCGCGCCTGCGGCTCTTCTTTCGTTCAAAAGCATTCTGCACATTGAAAATACCAGAGCCAAAGTTTCTTTGTCGTCCCTTTGAAAGATATTGCACTCCCGGTGCTTGAGCCGAGAACAATGGGTTTACGTCCATTGTGTTTGCACTATTACCAAAGAAGTCCGTTACCTGTGTGGTATTAGGATTCATGTTCTGAGCTTGAGCCATTAAGAAGGCTTGTGGGTCAAACTCTGTTTGCGCTCCAGTACCCACTAAGTCGCCCATACCAACATCGCTACCAGATACGCTTTGGATATTTGCATCTGTTACATTCTGTCCTGTATTTGTTCCGCCGCCGTCACCGCCAGTTGGGGCTAACTGTGAAGACATCTGACCAGCGGGGCGTGAGTTGCCGCCACCGTCGTTGCCGCCGATGCTGTCACCAAACCCTCTGGAGTCCAGCTTTTCAGCTATGTCTCTGTCCATCGGGCCGCCAATGTCGCTTGACATGTAGTTGAGTGAATCACCCATGAGGGCTTGAGCGCCCAGACCTGTGGCGTATGGAGTTGCGGCCGCCGCCGCACCCGCACCACCTATAGCCGCGTTTATGTTGCCAGTTCCTCCGTATATCCCCTTGCCTACAGCGCCAGCAACTTTTGGTGCTAAAGCATTACCCAATAGGCCGCCAAGAATGTTGGCTCCGCCTATAGTAGTGGTTTGTACCTGTGAGTTGAATCCGGGTACATTCTCACCGTATGCGTCCATCGTGTTTATGTTAGTCGCCCCTGCTAATGCAGAGCCAAGTGGACCGAACAGACCGCCACCGACTAAGCCCATAACCATCCCGCCTGCGGCGTCTGAGAACCTCTGCGAACCAGTGGACAATCCGATGTTACCTGCTTGGTCTACCTCTAATTGCCGACCAAAGAAGCCTGCGTCGTCGTTATATCCGCTGGAGAAGTTATCGAAATAACCCCGCTCGTTTTGGGTTGTGATTTCGCTTCCTAGTGCAGAGCCATCAATTCGACTTATCCGACCATCCATAGCTGTGCCAAGCGGGTCGGCAAAGCTATACCCCGGAAATGAAAATGTGTCTGCGGAAGACCCAAGGTAACTGCCCAAGTCGTTGAACTGCCCCGGTCTAGCTGGACCTTGCATACCATAAGACGTGGACGGGTCGAAGTTCTCGTTTATTGTTCCGTCTGAATTGTAAAAGCCTTTGGCATAGCCGCCGCCTCCCATCGCCATGTCGACGAGACTTTGGTCAACTTGCTGTCGGGCTTCCATGTCGTCATAGAAGGCTTCTTGAGCTTTTGCTCTTTCTGTTTTGTAGTCTTGGTATGAGTCGAAAGTCGCGTCGGCTCTATTCATGGCATCGACGTAACTGCCAGAGCGGACTGCGTTTCCTTTTCCGTCGGTGACAGGTCCACCCTTAGAGCTTACACCCTTGTAATTGTCGGTATAACCTTTGCTAGACAATACATCATTAACATAGTCGTCCTTTGACATGTCACCGTAATTGGACACGTCTGGTGACTTACCAGCTTGGTCTGTATTACCGAACTTAGCATTACTCTCACCCGGAGACATGCCCGGACCGCCCGACGCCTTGACCTGCTCGTCTTGGTTGTCGTTGCTACTATCGTCTCCACCACCACACATCTTACAAGTCCTTGAAATAAGTGTTGCCTACATGAGTATATCCTAGATTCTTGCAGAACTTGTCCCATCTGTCGTCCACGCCTTGTACGCTTTGGCTGAAGTTAAGAAAGTCACAATCGTTATGGCGTCCAAAGCTCTCAAACTTCTTCATAAGTCGTAACGCGGCTGAACCACCACGATGCAGAGGGTGTATAAAAAATATCTGTTGGCTGGCGACTTTGGCATTTGTGTAGAATTGGCTGTGGGTGTTTGCTAAAAGCATACCAATGATGTTGTCATCTTTCTCTACGACTAACATGAGCTTTTCTGGTTGCTGACAGTATCGGTCAAACATATTGCTGACCTTGTCCCAACTCCAGCCGAACTTCTCGTAAACTGTGCTTTGCTTCCACATGAGCCAGCCTAGGTTCATGACACGTTCTTTGTCATCTTGGGTGGCCTGACGTATCATAGCTTCTTCCCATATTGTGGCCCGATGTACTCAAAGCCAACCCGCTTGGCCAAAGTGTCAAACCTAGAGTCGACATGTACGCTTGGCGCAAAGTAAAGGTTGGAGCAATCTTTGCTGACAGACCACTTCTCGAACTCGCGCAAGAACTTTAGTGCGCTTGCCCCACGTCTGTACTGTGGCAAGATAAACATTAAGTCTTGGATTGCGATGCGTCCGGGGCCAAACAATGTTTCTTCAATATGTGCAGAAAAGAACCCAGCTTGGCTCCCGTCAATCTCGTCGACTAGGTAAAGCCACCACTCACTTTCTAAAGCACGAGTGGCATGGCCTTGCATCATATCTCTGTCGACTGGAAGGTGGCTGTAGTAACCATCCTTTATAAACTTAAAGCCAATCTCAACAGAGGCTTGGATATCGTCCTCAGTAGCGTAGCGTATCATGCGAAGATAATGCCGCCTCCAAAACCTTTGCGCCTGCTTTTAGAGTTTAATGACCGTGAGAATGCACCAGCGTCGTTGCTACTATCAGAGTCAACATAGCTAAACCGCCCAGTGTCTCTGTCCTTGACCTTCTTCTTAAAGGACACACCCTGTGGCCCCAACGCCGATGGTGTCATAGGAGCTATGGGTAGGTTTTGCGGTAATGTGGCTGATAAGTTTGCCTGCTCGTTCCCCGGCATATCTAAGTAATTAGGCGGCGGCGCTATCGCCGCTAACTTCAAAGCCTTAGTCTTCCCAAGCTGTAGGTCTTCTTCCATCTCTGGCTTGCCAAACATAGCTAAGCCAACCGTACCAAGGCCAGCCGCGCCAGACAGCGCACCGTAGTTTATGCTCTTGCCTAAGTTGCCTAGTGACTGTCCCACAGTAGTTGACGTGTAGTTTGTCGCTGGCTTTGAATCAAAGAAGCCCTTGTTGTTGCTCAGATTATCAAATCCAGTGGACAGCTTGTCTCCAGCATAGTAACCCAAGCCTGCACCCGCACCAGCGGCGAGAGCGCCTTTAGTGTCAGCGCCAGCTAGTTTCGCACCAGCCGCAGTAACAGTACCAGTCAGGGCGGCTTTAGCTAAGTCGTTGTTAGCAACAAAGTTAGCCGCAGTCTGTGTGTAGTCTCCAGCAGTTTTTAGTAAGTCGTCATACCAAGCAAACTCTTGGGCTTGCGTGTTTGGGTTATAACTACCATCTGGGTGTCCAGATATGTACTGGTTGGGGTTTGCGCCCATATCCCGAAAGGTCTTGATTGCCGCCATCATTAGAGCAGGGTTGGCCTGCTGTACTTCTGGCGGTATGACCATATCCCCTGTCTCTGTGTAGGAGATTTGGTTGTCGCCGCCACGCATACTTTCGTAATGCTTTGCGTCATCCAAGCTAGGTATCCCAGAGAATACACCTTTGTTCATGTTGATGCCCCTATACGTTCACAGTTGCGGCCGCGATTGATACCTCAAGTGTCTGACCGCCTGAGTTGTTGGTCACGACTAGCTCAATACGCTTTGATGCAACAGTGGCGTCAATCTCAATGACTGTGGCCAAGTTGTCGTTTTGTAGTGCAGTCGTAACGCTGTATGTGTTTCCGACTGGTGTGCCATCGACTGAAAGCTGAAGTGTGCATGAGCCTGCGTTTAGCTTGTACGCAATGCCATCAATACGGATTGTCTGCTTCCAAAGCCGTGTAACGAAGTAAGTCTTGTTACCGATAGCCGCCGCACTGTCTTCCCACACAGAGAAGAACGGTATCGACTGAGTCGAGAATGTTTCTGGCAACTGGTTCACAGGCATCTTACCACCAGTGTCCAGTGTAGCCACACCGTTAGCCGCACCCATGTAAGTCTTGGGGACTAGCGCGGAGAAGTCGATGTCTCCATATTCAAGGCCAGTACCAGTACCGTTCACACGAACATACTCGTTTGCGTTAGTCTGAACGAATGTTGGCAGAGAAGATTCTGGTGATGTCTCAAGCCACTGCGTACCATCGTAGAATTTCAGAATGGCGGGGCTTAGGTTTGTGTCTAGCCATAAGTCGCCTGTGGCTGGAGCCGTTGGTGTCGACTGCTGAGATACTAGGTTTGCTTTACCAGCCAAAGAGGTTGATAGGTTGGAAACCTTGTTCTGTGGTATCTCGTTGTTTTGGATAGATAGCTTGTTGTATATGATGAAACCGCTGTCATCAGTGTACTCATCCTCAAACATTAACCCAGCAACAGTCTTAATCGACTGGTTCTCAACTGTGATAATGGTCACAATCTCGCCAGACGTTAGTGGGTTAGATGTATCAAGGAATGTGATTGTACCGACTGAGCTAGATGCCAAGTAGTCGGCTGAGCCACCTTCTTGTTGGAGAACACCGTTACGGAAGACTAACAACTTCTCATCAGTCGAATGAATAAACGCGACTGACTGTTGTGTCTGAGCGATAAGCTCATCTGCACGACGATAGTTGGTTACGGCCTGTGAACGGATTGAGTAGATACTGACCTTGTCCCCCAACGCAACGGCTGGTGACAAGTTTTGTAATGTGACCGTGCCAGCAGAAGCATTCTTAGCATACTGTGCAGATGAAGCGATTGAGTCGAACAACAGGATTCCGTTGCGATAAACGACAATCTCATCCGTAGATGGGTCAAAAGTATATGGGATTACAGAGCCGGGGCTACCAACTGTAGATGTTGCTGTTGCGCCAGAACCATTACCACCAGTGATGGTCACTGTCGGTGCGGCGGCGTAGCCAGAGCCAGCGTTTGTAAGGCTGATAGCCGTAATTGTGTCGCCGTTAGTGCCGCCCAATGTGGCAGTAGCAGTGGCCTGCACGCCGTCTGGGTCGTCGGGTGCGCTAAGAGTGATAGACAATCCAGCAGATGTGTAGCCGGAACCAGCGGCAGTTACGCTTATCGCTGTGATTGTAGAGCCGATAATGGTGTCTTTA